AAGAGGACCGTCTGACAATCCTGTGGGGCTGTTTCGACATTGATAGTACTTGGATCAATCTCGACTAAGCGAAACTTACCTTTTTTGCGACCTGGGACAATTCTCAGAAACGCACTCCCCGCCATGGCGCCATTCAAACCCAAACGAAGTAGAAACGGAATGCGCGTTTCCTTGCGTCCCCAACAATCATCCAAGAAGGTTTGAGCTTCAGCAGGAGCGCCTTTCGGTACAGTGATTTGAAGCTCTTTGCCAAATAAAAAATCATTTGAGGCATTGACGAATTCAACAATACGATTAGATATAACATTTAAATCAGGTTCATTAGGTAATTTATCAAATGCTTTTATAAATTCGCCTTCGTAGGCGTTCCAAGCATCATCAATCCGCTTTGCTCGCGACCTGTCCTTATCGGTGATTTTATATTGAGGCTGATCGGTTTTCGGAGGTGCTTGGAGTGTGTTCATGCTCAATATATCCTATCGCTACTATACTTCACGCTACTAGGACTGTTGACAATCTTTTGATATACTTCTGCCTGAAATCTCCATTCAACGTTCAGTTTCGGAAATTGCAGACGAAAATCATTTGACTTCTTCACAAGCATTGCAATCATTTCCTCTTGCAATGCATGAAATGCTTCCTTTTCACGCTTGTCAATCTTCTCAAAGTCTCCTGTAGGCAACATTGCCGTATTGTCTTGGGTTATGTCCATTTACTTACCCTTCTTCTAGTTCTCGTATCCCATCTACTTCTAGGTTCATGCATCATCCTAGAAAACCATCCACCAATAAAACCAGCAAATACGCAAAATACAACTGTTAATATTTCAGACATTAATACACCCTTTCACTATATCGCACCTTTTCGTTATACGGATCTTCCAAACACGACAAACCAGCAGCAGTTGCTAAATCGTCGTGCTTCCCGATTTTAGCACCGTACGTGTCTTTCCCTTTATCGTCCACTTTAATCTCGTATACGAGCAATTCTTCAATCATAGCCTTGACTTCTTTTGTGTCAGGTGCGTGGAAGCGTCTCCATTGAAATAGTGTCTGCAACCTCGACACCAGAAACGCTTTTCCAAGCGTGCCTTTACTCCGGTTATAGATTTCCCCATGCACAAACGAGATTGGTTTGAGTTGCAATACGTGTCTTTCAGATATTTTAAATTCAATCCCACCATTAAGTTGATACTTAATTTCTGCATTATTTAAACGTAGAAGCATCTCAAGTTTCAAAGCGTCGTAGACTGGTCTTCCAACTCCAGTGACATCTATAAATAATCGTACTTTTCTATTTTTAAAGACATCTTTTCCAAGCATATCTGCAAGGTGTTCAGCCACATCTGGATAGCTGGTATTGAGTGGCAATCTTCTAATTTGTCTGACTGTGTACTCACTTCTCATCACAGGTTCTTGACCTGTGGGTGGATGCCAAGCGCCGTATTCATCCACATAGCCGATTGTTTGCGGACCAGTGTAGCGAACACGGCCAGTATCCACTTGTGATACTTCAGTTACACATATTGCAGTATTGTCCCTTATCTGGCCGACATCCACGCCTATGTTGATTGGAAGCAATTCTTCAGTTTTTGTTGGTTGTGTAACTATCATATATCCCAAACACTCAAGTCATGTTTTACTATCTGCTCTATGTCTTCACTACGAAATGCTGATGTTTGACTATCCATAAACTTACACATGAATTCCTGCATAAAGAACCATTCTCCCATGCTTTCCTTCTGCTCTTCTAAGAATTCGGGTGGAATGCGTTTGCACTCAGTTGCAGGTACTTCATAGTATTCCCACGGTTTTCCATTTAATCTATCTTCTAACCTATTTTTGTATGCTTCATAATAAAAGCCTCTCGTACCAAATGGAGTGGATAATAAGATGAGTCGTCCGCCCGACACTGCAAGCATCGGAGCAACTGCCATGTACAATTCGTCAGGCACACGGCTAGCCTCATCGATGATGAGTAAATCGACTGCTGAAAAGCCTCTAACCGTGCCCTCTTTTCCAGGAAGTGAAACAATTCGAGAACCATTCTCAAGATCTAGACTTAACTTATTCTCTGCATTTGCAGGTATCGGCCTATCAAGTGATCGGTACACACTCAGACATTTATTAAATAATTCTGCTGACTGTCTGAGTGAGGGACTCAATAATAAAACAGTTGATCCATCTTGATAGAACGCTGTATGATCTGCCAGTACAGCAGTCGTTGTACTCTTTCCCGTCTGCCTAGAGCAGTTCACAAGCACTCTAGACGCTTGTGAACGCACGAGCATTGACTGCCAAGGATCAAGCTCTAGACCAGCTGCCCTAGCCATCAACGCCGGATCTAAGCGATAAGCAAGGCTATTCAGGCTTGTCACCACGTTTAGCAATCCTTTCAGCAAGCGCTATCTTAGCTTCTGGATATGGATCAAGAGCTTCTGCAATTGCCTTGTGTAATTCTTGCACATCTTTACTCATATTTGTTTGTGTTACGTCTATTTGCTGTTTTTCACGATATTCAGGAAAATGTCTTTTGACTGCCATTGCAAGAAGAGAGTCACTAACGACGCGTTCCATAAGCGGCTTACGTTCAAAAATCGGATGACCAAAATCATCAATAACCTGATTGCCATGATGATCAAGGATAGGAACGTCTTCATACACCATGCGACCAGCACTAACCACTGGTTTTTGATAGCCATCTCTTGCCCTTTGCACAAATTCTGCAAGAATAGTATCTGCAAACTCACGCTCCGCTTGACGCCACTTAAAACCAAACTGCTCATCTTTCTCTTGCCAGTCGTAAAATGTACTTCTCGCAATACCAGCAGCCTTGCAAGAAAGCAAAATATTCCCAGTGACCGCATATGCCACTAGGAATCTCTCTTTTGCTTGTGCCCTATCCTCTTCATTCATTTGGCAATTTCCCACACGCGTATAAGAATGTCCGATTTGTCCAACTCATAGTCAAAATATACACCACTATCCTACACTTTGCAATCTACTGGATAGTTTTCACCAAATTTGGCACAAAAAAAGAGAGTCCTTTCGAACTCTCAAGCTTCCCCATGCAAGGGGGATTAGGTGGATTTCTGCTCTTGCTCATGTTTCTTGACTAATTCGCCAGCAGACTTTGATATATTCCAACCTTCAATGCCACAATCGCACGGAGTAGGATTTTGTATTGCTAAGATAATATTGCCCCTACCATCAGAACGAGGTCGTGTATGCATATGAATTGGAAGTCCTGTCTTCTCATCTCTCCAAATCGAATCTTGGCTCATCGCTCTATCCTTTCTCGATGGGACTATTTGTATCTTGTGTGATTTGCTCACGTGCTACTTTATCAATGTACGTTCTCAATTGTTGCGTTACTTCTTCCACATGGCCGTCACAGAGAAAGAAACGCCATCCAAGCTTCGATGCTTTCACTCTGATGTCTCTGGTAGCATCCTGCTCGCATTGTTTCCCACCATCGCCCACATACTGACATTTCATGTTACCACGGTTCCTTTCTGGATATCAAGTAAAGCACAAGGAGATATGCTAAAACAAGTGCAATAGCATGAGAATGATTATCATTCTTTCGTTTCCTTAATTTGAAGACGAACACTTTCATCTATTTGTATCATCGGACCATGACCATCAGGACAGGGAACCTCATTGGATTTAATAGGCTCACCCATTTCACCCCTAAGAGCTTTCCCCAAATTCTCAAATGGTTGAGCTAAAGCAAGTGCCCAATTCCCCCATTTGCCGCACTTTTCACACAGGTAAATCATTTTGACTGCCTTCTTTCTTCCATTCCTCTCATCACCTTCTCTTTCACTCTCTCCATTGACACTGCTGATACTAAAACCAATCTATCCTTTGGGAGAACTTGGATCATGGTTCCACAACCGTTGACGCACGCGACTATTCCAAGCTTTCCCGACAATCTTAACATTTCTGCCAAATCACGGAAGATGTGCCAAGAACCGCATTCTTCACAGACGTACAAAAGGTTGCCCATGAGATTTATCCTTTCAATGTTACACGAAAAATTGCCCAAAAATTACCCGTTTTTTACCGCTTTAACTTTAGCAACAGGAGGATCGCACCACTTTAAAACATGGCCATGACCTATTGCAAAATTAACCGCCTGCCAACGAATAATCAGGTCCCATTCCGAGCGGTTAACATCCTCTATTTCCAAGTACTTGGAAATAAAAGCATCAAAATCTTGAGGACTTGAAAACTCAAGATTTACAATTCTGCCATCTTCAGTACTAAACCACGTTTTTCTCATTTCAATCAAGGGGATCTTTTTTCCTTTGCTTTCTTTTTCCTTTTGCATGTACTAGTCTTCTTTCTTCTAGACGCTCATGTCGACTATAATACAATCTCATTTTTCTTGACAGGCCCTTGGGTGACTCTCCATAAACGACAATATAATCGAGGATACCATCGACCATATCATTTGTCCTTTTTCGCCCAACTTTGCCACTAAATCGTGATTTTGATTTAGTGGCTTGTGAGCTATCCTGAGATGGCATTTCCGACAATATACGGGTAATTTTTGCACCATTTTCAGGCAATTTTTGAGAGTCCATTTCAAGCTCTGAATTAGGCCGATCATCAGAGCTTACCGAGGGTTTACATCATCCTCCTGATCTTCAAATTCTTCATCACCTCCGAGTCGGCGCGTACGTGGATCATGACCAGGACGCTCTTCTGTGATTGGTTTCACAATATACTCTTTCTCAGGTTCGTCTCCCCTGTACTCATCAAAAATCCTTCTGTACTCTTTCCAAGGAAGAATATCATGAGCAATCATCCAGTGCTTGTGCGACCATCTAGCAGGGTCAGATGGAAGCTTTGGCTTGTCCACAGGTTTCTCTTCTTGAGGCTGTTCAACTGGCAACACTTCAGACTCATCTTTCTTGCCATCAAGCTTTGTGTCGATTGCATCACGCATTGCCCAAATCTTTTCACCCAATGATTTTTGCGCCTGAGCATTGCGTATTTTCTCCAAGGGTTTGGATTCAGAGTCAACAGCCGGTTTCACTTTTTCGGGATCAAGGATTTGATCTTTAGAAGCAGCAACCATTGGCTTTGCTACTGGATTGTGAGAGATGGTGGGAGGATCAGCATCAACAACATTAGAAGATGGCAATTGCCGTGTTTGCGCAGACGCTGGTAGGGAACCTACCACATCTTGGATCGTTGTCCGTACCCAGTGATCAGCATGCTCTGCTGCAATCTGAGGCGCAATCTCTATCGCCCTAGTCCTGATATGCTGCATGGTCAGCTGATGGATACTATCGTGTACATTCTCCAGTTCAAACTTTCTCACATGATGCGGCGCTACAAGATGGGTCACAATTACCGCCACTACGTTCAACACGATGATACAGATTGAACCCCACATGCCCACGGTAGCCATATTAGGATCAACTTTCGTCAAGCCATTTTGCGCACTGATTGTAGTAGTATCGGCGATTGTCGTCAGAATCACGCCCGCCGTATCTACAAAGATCATCAGGTACGCTAACCCGCGTTGCATTGCTCCTTCAGCTGCAGACGTAGCGAATATAGTCCAGCCGATTATCCCGCCATCAAACGCGGCTAGCGCAAGGTAGGCTACATAGAT